TTCAATAATACATCTGGATATTTAGAATGGTTTAATGACGGTAATGAAAATATTACCAATGGTACATTTACTGGTACTTCGTATGGAGTATTTAAAACTGGTGGAATTGTATTAACAAATACAACTGCAAGTAATTCAACAACTACAGGTGCTTTAACTGTTGCAGGTGGTGTGGGCATTGGCGGTGACCTACGTGTTGGCGGTACAATTTTTGGTAATATATTAAATGCTAATACAGCGACTAACATTGCTAGTGGCACACCTGGACAATTAATTTATCAAAGCTCAACAGGTACAACAGCATTTGCTGGACCAGGAACAGCAGGAGATATATTAGTTAGCAACGGAACAAGTGGTCCTCAATATACAAATACAGCCAGCATTTATGTAGGTAATGCAGTAAATGCAGAAAAGTTATTAACTGCTCGTACAATTACGTTAGCAGGTGATTTGGGTGGTAACATTACATTTGACGGTAGTACCGATGTTACATTAACTGCTACTATACAAGCAAATAGTGTTGCATTGGGTACAGATACAACAGGCGACTATGTTGCTACTGGTGCTACAAGTGGTCTTGGTCTAAGCGGTAGTACTAGCGGCGAAAGTGCCACATTTACCGTTAACTCAAATGCTACAAGCAGTAATACTATAAGCACACTGGTATTTAGAGATGAATCTGGCAACTTTAGTGCCGGTACAGTTACAGCTAATTTAACTGGTAATGCTACAAGTGCCGATAAATGGAGTGCATCAAGAACAATTACATTAGATGGTGATTTGGGCGGTACTGTTACATTTGACGGTAGTACTAATGTTATATTAACTGCTACTATACAAGCAGACAGTGTTGCACTTGGTTCAGACACCACTGGAAACTATGTTGCAAGCGGTGCTACAAGTGGTTTTGGTTTGACAGGTAGTAGTAACTCAGAAAATGCTACATTTACAGTTGGTATTAACAGCACTAGTTCAAATACAACTAGTACTGTTGTATATCGTGATGCTAGCGGTAACTTCAGTGCAAATGTCATTACTGCTGATATTGTAGGTACAGCAGGTAGCGCAAATAATTTGACTGGCGGAGCAGCAGGTAGTTTACCGTATCAAACTGGCGCAGGTATTACAGTCTTTTTACCCTTAGGATTAGACGGAAAAATACTACAAGTTAGCACAGCAACAAATACTCCTATTTGGGGAGATATTGACGGCGGAACCTTTTAACTAATTATCTACCGCACAACTGAAAATTGTTGAGCTCCTTGCTCATGCTATATACTACTAGTTCATTTATCTAATTAGATCGTCATTAGTTGGGGGGACGGTTGCTCCCCCTCTTAATTTATTATAAGGTGTGTGTCGTTCATCAGGTCTTACTATATTAAAATCTAAAAAATGTCGAACTACTTTAACTTTTGCCCAATTATCTAAGTAATTTTTTAGCATTACTTCATACCCGATAATCTGCTTATGTTCTAGTGCTGTTGGGAACCAATTCCATATATCTGCATATTTGTCCATTGATTTGCTATCACCCAGTGCTAGGACATCGTTGTATCCGCCATCATAATCCCAAAAAGGATTATGATTTGCATCACCGGGGATAACAATAGTGTTATCTTCTATTTTATCAAGAGCTCCAGTCCATCTTGTATTTGCCCAAATATCTGTTCTTAATTTACATACAGCGTCATATACAAAATTGTTTTTCTTTTCCCAATTAGTTTTTAACTGATTTGCTTTAAAAACACTATATTTTTTTGGAAATGTATTTCCATGAAATCTTCCAGCAGCTCTGTAAGGATGCGTTTCATTTATCCATTTGCTGAATAATTCTACAGGTTGTTTTTCAAATGTAATATCAACAGGTTTCCATGTTTGAATAATTAAATTTTTTAATCCATCAGTTAAATGATCATCCCATAAATGCATAAACACATCGACCTGATATGGCTCAAATAAATTTAAAAGAGTTTCGTGATGATAATTAAAACAACGAGGTAATCCACTAAGACAAATTGCAATTTTTTTCATAATAGTTAATTCAATATATGCTTATTTAATTAGTAAAACAAATAACTAAAATATATTAGACTAGAAACTATGAACAATTCTCTTAAAGTAGCAATATATACAATTGCAAAAAATGAAGAACAACATGTAGATCGTTGGGCAAATAGTAATAAAGAAGCAGATCTACGGTTAGTCTGTGATACCGGAAGCAATGATCAAACAGTCGAAAAATTAAAATCCCATGGTGTTGAAGCCATGTCTATTGCAGTCACTCCGTGGAGATTTGATGTGGCAAGAAATACTGCATTAAACCTCCTGCCTGCAGATGTTGATATCTGTATATGGCAAGACTTGGATGAAGAACTATTGCCAGGTTGGAGAGAAGAATTAGAAAAACATTGGCAATGTGATGCAACTATTGCCAATCACAAATATCGGCATAATAACAATGCTTGGCAATGGCATAGCAAAATTCACGCTAGACACAACTGTCATTGGGTAGGACCAGTACATGAAACTCTTAAGTGGACTATACCAGAAAAGGCTATTTGGCTAAATGAGTTTTATTTAGATGAACATCAAGATGTTTCTAAAAATAGATCTAATTATCTAAACCTATTGATTAAAAAAATAAAAGAAGGTGATAGAGATTGGAGAACTTATTACTTTTTGGCCAATGACTATCAATCAGTTGATGTCAATGAATCTATAAAGAATAGAATAGAAAGTTATAATGTTTGTAAAAACGAAGATACTGTAATTAAATCTTATGTAGCTCGAAATATAGCCAAACAACTTGTAGATAATCAAGATTTTAAAGAAGCAGAAAAGTGGTTTATTATTAGTATTAATCATAGTCCCGAAAGAGAGTCATGGTTTTACTATGCAGATCTTTTGTATAAACAACAACGTTGGGACGAATGTTATGTGGCTATAAAAAAGTGTATTTCTATAGAAAATAAAAGAGATGGATTTACATTTGATTCCTATGCATGGTGTTTTATGGTATATGACTATGCTGCCTTAGCTGCATATAATATAGGTCTTTATAGACAGGCACTTGAGTATGGTGAAGAAGCATTAAAATTACAGCCTAATGATCATCGTTTACAAAATAATTTAAACTTCTACAGAGAAAAGTATGAACAAAGTTAAAACTTGTGTATATGCTATTTCGTTAAATGAAATACAGCATGTTGAAAAATTTATGGCTGCAAATCAAGGTGCTGATCTAGTATTGGTTTGCGATACAGGATCTACTGATGGTACAGCAGAGCGATTACGAGAGCTCGGTGCAATTGTATATAATATTACTCAAAAACCTTGGAGATTTGATATTCCAAGAAATACCGCATTAAGTTTAGTTCCTAGCGATATAGATATATGCTTAAGTATCGATCTCGACGAATATTTACAACCGGGATGGGTAGAAGCTATTGATGATGTTTGGCAAAAACACAATGGTGAAATAAAAAGAATTAGTTATGATTATATTTGGAATTGGAAAGAAGATGGTATAACACCAGACTTAAGATTTTTTGCTGATAAAATACATCATAGACATAATTTTAAATGGAAACACCCTTGTCATGAAACATTGTACTGGGAGGGGACTGACGATTGTCTACATATAACAGCTCCTAGTGTTGTATTACATCATAGAGCTGATCCACATAAAAGTAGAGGACAATATTTACATTTATTAAAAATGGCAGTAGAAGAAGATACAACTAACGATCGCATGAGTCATTATTATGGGCGTGAATTAATGTTTAGGGCTGATTATGATGCTGCTATTAAAGAATTAACAAGACACCTAGAGTTACCTACTGCGCAATGGAAAGAAGAAAGAGCAGCTAGTCTACGATTTATTTCCCGCTGTCAGAGATATTTAGGAAAGTTAATAGAAAGTCAAGACACTGCAATAAAGGCTACTTTAGAATGCGGTCATGTGAGAGAAACATGGTTAGAATTGGCAAGGTCGGCATATACTACTCAAGATTGGCATACTTGTTATTGGGCTAGCACAAAATGCCTGTCAATAGAACAAAAAAATACTAGCTATATGAATGATGCTGCCTGTTGGGGATATGAGCCATATGATCTTGCAGCACTATCAGCTTATTTTCTTGGAATTTACGAAAAAGCCACTGATTATGGGGCAATAGCAGTGAATTTGGCACCCAATGATCAACGTTTAAAAGATAATTTAATTTTTTACACAAAAAGATAATTGTAACACTATGCCGTAGCTAGAAGTATTAAAGAATATACATAAATATTAGACTATAAAAACATCAGAATAGTATTGGAAAAAATGACAGGTTGTTGCTCTTGATGCTGATAAATAAATGGGTGGCAAAATGTGGATACTATTGAGAACAGGAAATTATAAGTGCCTTCAGTAATTAAAATTAAACGTTCCGGAACAGCAAGCGAAGCCCCAGCTACGCTAAAATCCGGCGAACTAGCATATACCTATTCAACCGGGGTTAACAGACTATATTTTGGTAAAGGTGACGACGGATTAGGTAATGCCACTGGCATTGTGCCAATCGCTGGTGAATTTTATACCGATTTGCTTTCTGCAACATCAGGTACTGTAACAGCAAGTAAAGCATTAATTGTTGATTCTAGTAGTAAACTTGATGTTCTAAATATTGATAATATTACTTTAAATGGCAATACTATCAGCAGTACAAATTCTAACGGAAATCTAACACTTGCACCAAATGGTTCAGGTAAAGTTAGTTTTTACAATCAATATACTTTTCCAAATACTGCCGGTACTTCGGGTCAATCACTTGTTAGTGATGGTGCAGGTGGATTAATTTGGGCTGCAACAGGCGGTTCAACAGATGCTATTTTATATCTTGATGGAGGTAATGCCTCATCTGAATATACTGGAACCACAGCAATAGATGGTGGAGGTATATAATGCCAGTACGTGTCCAATTACGACGAGCAACAGCAGCAGCGTGGACTTCAGCCAATCCTATTCTAGCTGAAGGAGAACTTGCTAGTGAATTAAACACCGGCAAATTTAAAATAGGTAACGGTGTTAATAATTGGAACGATCTTCCATATTCAACTGGTACAGCTGGTGCTACAGGTACAATTGGTCCCACTGGTCCACAGGGTGCAACTGGTACCGCAGGAGATACAGGTCCCACTGGTCCACAA